TTATGGCAACGTTAAAATATACTACCCGCGAAATCAACGGCAATTACAAGATCAAGGTTTCCGGCCTGTTTGATGGCAAAAAGGTTAATACGCTTGTGGGTGTTTCCGGTTTTCTCAAAATGGTTGACGACGTGGAATTGTGCAACCGCCTTTTGGACCGTGCGTTTAGGTCTATGGACGACAAATGCGTTTGCAAATTGCGTCGCGGTTTGAAGATTTCATTTTACATCGCTTAATCAAAAAAATATCGAATATGAAAAGGTTGTTTTTCATTATTGACATTGCGTCGGGTATTATTGTTACTGACGCATACCAAACAAAGGGCGGATTGCTTCGTGATTATGCGGTTGACCCGGGCGAACGTATCGTGGAACTCAATTACGATGATATGGAAACCGAAAGACAGAAAACCGAATTTAACCGGTTGTGGGAAATGCGCGTAAAGCGTTAGGAATTAACCCGGGCCGGGAAACCGGCCCACAATCTTTTGAATTATGGTTATCAAATTCATACCGCCGAAACATTTACGTATATTCAATTCCGATCGTGGTTTTGTCACGGATTGCGGGGATCATTACCGTTGTTCGTATTTGGATATATGCCATTTCAGTCGTGAAAAGAGTTTTACCCGGTTGGATGATGCCGTGGCATTTATGGAAAGTTTGGGATATGTTAACGCAAATTGAGAACACGCCCGACGGGTACATTGTCGGAATATTTTTGCGGGATGGGACCGGATGCGGGCGTTGGTACAGGTTGCGCAATTTCGGCGACCGTCAAGGCGACGCAATCGAATTTCGGGAATGGGATTTACCCACGTTCACGGATGCGCAAATACGATTGTTCATTAAGACATTCAAGATTGAAAAAAAGTATAAACGTTTAGACAAAAACAAGTATGCAAAAATTCAAATTCGGGAATCCATTAACGTTTGTTGAGGTTTCCAAAAGCCCGTTGGATCGTCCGGAACCGGGCAACCGGTACACGATTTTCGATTGTCTTTGCCGCCCGTTCGGCCGGATGCAAGGGCCGCGCAAGAAATACCAAATAACCGCAACCACGCCGTCGCAAGCGGCACGAATGGCGATTGAGAATTACCGAAAGGATTATGGCCAAGAAATCAAGTAAAGCGACCCGGGAACAAATGTACCGGGAAATATTGGAACGGTCCGGAATCCGGTTTGAGGATTGCAACGTTTTGGCCTTTGCGTTCAAACAGGAACGGCGGCCCGAACTGTTCCATTTCGGGTTGATGTTGCACGAACCGCGCCCGGTTTATTACCTGTTCGATTGTTGGGACAAATACGCCAACGTCATTGTACCGAAAGATGAAAAGAACGCGGCCGTTATCATTGCCATTGCGGAAAAGGACGGCGGCGAAAAGACAACCCCGAATTTGCGATAAGATGGAAACAAACGTAATCATCCAAGAGTTACGCGCCCGGGCTTCATTGGGTTGGAAACCGGAACAACAAGCGTGGTACGATCAACAGGCCAACGACGCCCGGCCGGTTCAATGTGTCCGGATGCGGGATGCGTTCACGCCGGAACAATTGCAATTCCTGTTCAAGAATACCGGGTACAAGACACAACAAAAAATGTGTTACCGGAACGCGGCCCAATTGGTTGAACGGGCGGAATGGATGGCCGCGCATTTCGATTCGGGCGTACCCGAAATAAAATACGTTGAGGGTTACGCTTATTGTTATGGCCTGTTACCCATCGAACACGCCTTTGTCAAGGTTGGCGACCTGTACATTGATCCGACCTTTGAACGGGCGTTGCATCGGGACGTTCGCAAAGAAATTTACGCATCTTGCATCGAATTAGACCCGGAAACGATGGCCCGTTACCAATTGGAAACCGGCTTTTACGGCGAATTGTACGTGTACGATTATATGTGCAAGAATCGGCCGGAATTGGCCGCCCAAATCCGGGCGCGGAATCCGCACAACCGGCAATGAAAAACCGCACCCGGTTTCCCGGGCGCGGCGGTCAAAATACCGTGTTGGGCGATACGTGGTAAAAAGACACGGCAAAGATAGGGAAAAATCGGCAAAACCGATAATTCCCTATTTCTTTTTGCTTTGCGCGGGCTTTTCCCTGTAACCGGATGCGTAAATTGCACGGCCTTGCGCTTCCGCTTGTGCTTTGGTTGGGTAAACTTTCCCGGATTGGCCCCAACGATAACCGCCGGGAACTTTTTGTACAGGCATAACGATTGATTTTTGGGGTTATCGTATGCAAATATACCCGGTTCGGGCCGGAATCTTGCACCCGGATTCAAGAAAAATGCACTTTTTTCGTAAAAATTAAGAAAAAATTTTTGGTTTTAAGAAAAAAGCCCTATATTTGTACCCGGGTTCGATAATGAAACCCACGGCCCGGGCCGGTTCCCGGTAAAGAAACAGACAATGAACACGATTGAAACCGCCAAGCGCACCAACACAAAGTATTTTATCGAATACATTTGCGCCGATCTTTCCAACACTTATTTCCAATTGGTCCGCACCAAGGACGCCGCGATACTTGCCGCGTACAACGATTTGACGACCTTATACGCCGAATGTTTCGTGCGTGGAATCCACAACGAAGATGTAACACTTTGGTAAATTAACCCGGCCCGGGGAAACCCGGGCCACAAAATCCCATCAAGATATGAAACAGGCAATAAAGGTTATCCCGATGTTCCGGACCGATAATTACGAACAGAATTACAACCGTGCGTTGGATCGTGGCGCGGATTTCGATACGACGTGCATTTGTTGCGGCCGCAAACTGAATCCCAAGACGATGAAAGAGGTTCAAGGACTTGCACCCGGTTATTTCGTTGATACCAACGTGGCGACCATTCCCGAACGCATAAACGCAACCGAACACATCGAACCTATGGGATGGTATAGTGTTGGCCCGGTCTGTTACCGCGAAATCCGCCGCCGGTTGGCCGAATCCACAAAAACCGTTGTTGTTGATATGTAAAACCCCGGGGCCGGGCGACCGGCCCCAATAATCAAAAAAGCGATATGGAAAAGACAATTGCAAAAACCGAATACGTCGTTGGATGGTCAACGAAACAAAACAATCAACACATTCGCCGAACCACAAATTATTTCGGGGAATTTGAATACATCCGTGCGTTATCGAAATATAATTTGGTTTCAAATCGTGCGCGGGTTATTTATTGCTATATGAACCGCCGAATTGAATATACCGATGGTTCGGTAAAACTTATCCAATTGTACCATCTTTAATTTCTCAAAGCAATGGAAACATACAGAATCGAACATTACATTGTTGAGGTCGAAACCGACGGCAAAAAGCCCGGGGAAACGGTCAACGTAACGATCCAATCCGAAAGGCCGAACGCCAAGTATAAATCCGTTTACGGGCTTGTTTGGTTCATCGGCGACAACGCCACGGATTTGGCCCGCCGGGCGTTCGTTCATTACAAGATGGGAACCCGGCCCGACGGCAAAGACGTAATCCAACGCGGCATCATTGACGAAACAGGATGCGCCCGGTACACAATGACGTTGGAACAGTTGCAAGCCCTGTACAAGCAATTCGAAAATTTCGTGGCCGATTGCCCGCAACAGGAATACAACGAAAACAAATCGGCGATCATCGCGGTTTATTCGCTAATCCATAAACACATCAACAACGAAATATACAAGTAACGATCGGCCCGGGAATCATCCCGGGTTTTTCGTATCTTTGTTTCGAATTTGAATTTTCATAAAGGAATAATTGCACGGTTGCGTTGTGAAATGCGGCCGTGTTTCCTTTATGCCCGATTTGGCCAATTTCGGACGATTTGGCGGCATTTCCCGCAAAAGTGGACCAACGGACCATCCGTCGGCCGAAAAGCCCGTAAAACGAAAATTCGGCAAAAATAACAGATCGGCCGGGCAATCGTCGTTCGGGATTCCCGAACGACCAAAGACGTTTTCTTAATGGCCGGAAAAGAAATTTACAAAAATTATGAAAATATTTTTGGTAATTAAATTTTTTGTTGTACCTTTGTATCCGGGTTGAGGAAACAATCCACCGCCCCGGCGGGTTCCGGGAAACAAAAACTTTACAAGTTATGGCAACGATTAAATGCAACAATTCCGACCACAAGGCCGTTTCTTTCTTCCTCAATGGCGGCATCAATATTTTGGTAATGGCGATGCAAGACGGCGAATATTGGTTTAGCATTGGCAACGGATATAAGAATGAGAAAACCGCGAAGCGGGCCGCCGTCAAAGAGTTTGCGAAACACGGTTACACGTTCGACGCAAAGGAAATGGAAAATTTGGTTATCGAATAAATAAACCCGGCCCCGGTTGCCCGGGGCCAATAAAACCCCGACCGGGCGGATTCCCGGAACTGTTATGCGATTCAAGATTGATGAAAATTTGAAAAGGGTTGCGGCCGCAAAGGCGTCCCGCCCGGAAACCGTGGCGGTAGAACTTTTGGCCGCGTTGGTTGATGCGGGAATGATTGAGGACCCGAACGACAATTGGGGCGAATCCGTGTTGATCGCAACCGGCCCGCAATACGTTTCCGACGTTTGCGCCGTTTTGGCCGAATACCTGTACGACGACGAAACCCGTTCCATCCCGGCCGACGTGTTCGACGCGTTTTGCGCCCTTATCGTTTGGGGCGATGGCGATTGCCCGCATTGTGGCGGCGAATTGGAATTTGTTGAAACAGAGGGCCACGAACTGAATGATGGCGATTATTACACGCCCAATTCATACATCGTTGACAATTACGTTTACCGTTGTGTTGAATGTGGCGAAATCATTAAAACACCCAATGAATTATGATGCGAATTGAAGAAGCGATTGCCCGCGCAAAGCAACAGGGCAACAAAGTATTGAAAAAGGACATTGCCGCCCGTTTGTGGCCCGATTCCACGCCGGTTGCGCAACAAGTTAACATTACGCGTTTATGCGCCGGGAAAACCCCGCGAATTAACGTTGAATGGGTTAACATCATTTGCGAAATGACCGGATGCACGGCGGATTTCCTGTTTGGACTTTCAAACGAATAACGATATGGAAAAGGTAAATTTGTTTTGGGCCATTATTTGGTCGGTTATGGCGGTTTTGTGCTTTGTAGCCATTTTTTGGAATCCGTCGCATTTCTTTACGCTTGCCATTTCCGTTGTCTTTGCGGCGATGTTTTGGCACGATTACAAGAAAACGAAAGGTATGTAATTTTTAACAGGCGATACAATGAAAGAAGAAAAGACAATTGACCCGGCGTTGGCCGCATTGGTCGAACCCGAACAGGAACAGGCAAAGGAAATCGCGCCCGGAATGACTGTTGAAGAAATCCGCGCCGTATATTTCAACGCCGACGCATTGAAAGAACCCGCGTACCGTGTGTTTCAACTCAATTCCGACGGACACCGGTATTATTACCGGTTCAACGAAGCCGGAGAACCCGAATTTTTCCCGTCCGTCACGACGTTGTTAAAACAGGTTATGCCGACGCCGCCCGCCCTGTTGGATTGGATGATTGCGAACGGCAAGGATGGCGCGACGGAAAAACGCGATCTTGCGGCGGCATACGGAACGTTTATGCACATCCAATTCGAAACGTTGGTAATCAACCGACGTTACGACTTTGATAACGTCCCGGCGGTCCTCTTGGACTATATGGGCCGCGAAAACTTGCCCGAAAAGGTATTTGCCGAATGGTTGCCGAAAATCCGCAAGGATGTGTTGGCGTTCGCCCAATTCGTCCGGGATTACAACGTAAAGCCGTTGGCAATCGAAATCGGGTTGGTCCATCCCGAATACCATTACGCCGGTTGCATTGATTTGCCGTGTATAATGACCGATCCAAAAACCGGAAAACAGTTTACCGCAATCGTTGATTTCAAAAGCGGCCGGAAAGGGTTTTACGAAGAACACGAATTGCAATTACATTTGTACCGTGAAATGTGGAACGTCAATTATCCGGAAACCCCCGTTGCCCGCGTGTTCAACTTTGCGCCCAAAGATTGGCGGACGAAACCCACGTACAATTTGAAAGAACAAACCGATTCCGTGAACGCCCGGAAATTGCCGTACCTGTTGGCCCTTGCATCCATTGAGGACGAAAAGCGGGATAACACGTTGACGATTGTACGCGGCGTTTTGGACCTTGACAACGGCAAGATCGCCGACAACATCTTGACGTTATCGTTGGCCGACCTTATCAAGACGAAAGCGGCCCAAAAGGACGCCCCGGAACAGGCGGCGAAATCCCCGGAAACTACGGATGAACCGGAACCGCCCAAGAAAGGCCGTAAAAGGGCCGTAAAAGCGACGAAAGAACCCGAACCGATAAATTCCCCGTCCGAACAGGAAAAGCCCGTTAAAACGAAAATTCCGGAAAAATTACCGTGGGAACAGGAACCCGAACCGGCCAAGCCCGCCGAACCGACGCCGGAACAATGGGCGGAACAGGCAGAAGCGTTCGCGGGACTGAAACAAGCGGCAACGAAATTGGGCGAAGCGATTGAGGATGCCGCAAAGGATAATTTGTTAAACGACGAAATCGAATTATAAGATGGGCGGAAGAATTTACAGAAATGAACAACCGGCAACCGACATTTTGGGATTGCCGGAAATTGGCCGATTGCATATTGGGATGAAAAACGAACGCGGTTTGCCGCAATCAATTGATTGGTTCCGGCCAACCGGGAAATATGCGGAACTGTTCGCAAAGGCGTTCGGGGAACGGCCGAACACAATTCAAGTTGTTTTCCCGTCGGACAATGCCGAAATATCGTGCAACGAACGGTTCGTTTACCGTGACGATAAGGGCGCATTGGTTGCCCGGGGCGATGGTCGTATTTTCGAAATATGGGATGGCAAGAAATATGCGCCGTATTCCGTCGAAAATTACCCGGATATTTGGGACCAAATCATACGGAACAATCCCACGAAACGCGGCGCGGATAATTGGGACGTCGAATTGACATTGCGGTTTATTGTTCCGGCGATTCGTGGCGTTGTTGGCGTTTGGGTTTTGAATACAAAGGGCCGGGCGTCAAGTGTCAAAAATTTGCGGGATTCGTTCGATTCAGTACAGGCAATGCGCGGAACTGTTACAACGTCCGTTTTCGATTTGTCGGTACATTTCCACAAATCAAACAAGCCCAACCAAAATTCCCGTTATCCTGTATTGGAATTGGTATGCAACGATAATCGTATTGGCGAAATCCGGGAATTACTGAAACCCGAAAATTCCACAAAAAATTTGCTTTTACCGGGATAATTCGTACATTTGTTGCGAACGGTTGTTGGCCCCAACCGAATAGAAATTTAATGCCCTGTAAAGTAATTCCCGGGGGGCCAATCCGGGGACGAAATACGGGGCGTTTTTTTTGATGATGGAATATAAAGCAATACCCGGTTATTGCGGATTATATGACGCAACAGACGACGGGCGTATTTATGGGTTGAAACATCGGCGACCATTAAAACCACAAATTAAAAACGGATATGAAACCGTTACTTTGTGCAAGGATGGGGAAAAGCGATATTTTCGCGTTCATCGGTTAATCGCATTGGCGTTCATTCCGAACCCTTATGAATTGCCCGAAATAGACCATATCAACGGAAATTCCCGGGATAATAGAGTTTGCAATTTGTGTTGGGCGTCAAGGCGTACAAACCAAAATAACCCGATAACCCGTGCGCGTTTATCGAAATCATTAAAAGGCCGGAAAATAACGTGGGAAATACAAACCCCAAACGGACCCGGAAAACCTGTTGATTGTTTCAAAAATGGCGTTTTTATTCGACGATTCAAAAACGCGATGGATGCCGAACGGGTTACGGGTATATCCAATTCGAAGATTTACGAAGCGTTGAAAGGTAAACGGAAAACGGCCGGTGGTTATAAATGGAAATATGCGTTATGACTGTTGAAGATATTAAACAAGAAATTAAACGCCGGTTATCGTTCGTTCACGATGCGTTAATTGGACAATCGCCGGAAGATATGGAACGGCACGACAAATTGATTGGTGCGCAAGATGCGTTCAAGGGAATGTTAAAATTTATTGAAGATGGAAACGGCGCGAACATTCAAAATTGACAATTATATTACCGTACCCGGGTTTGCAATCGTCGAACTTGGATTATCCGGGAATGAATTGTTGTGTTATTCGTTGATATACGGATTTACCCAAGACAAAGAAACCGAATTTCGCGGTTCGTTGAATTACGTTGCATCGGCCTTGAATGTGACGAAACAGAACGCCAAAAAGATAATTGACCGGTTGATTGACCGGGGATTGGTTGATAAACGGGAAATGTTCTTTTCCGGGGTGAAATTTTGCCATTATGTTGCGAACAGATACGGCGTTGCTGAAAAAGCAACGGGGCGTTATCAAAACAACAACGGGGGCGTTGCTGAAATAGCAACGGGGGGTGTTGCTGAAACGGCAACCAATATTGATACAAAGGATAATTCTTTTGGTAATGATAATAATAACGCCGACGGCGGTTTGTTCCCGTCCGAACCCGGTTTTGTTCCTGTTACAGTAACCCGGCCGCGCCGGACGGCGGAACCGTCCGCGTGTCTGTTTGCTAATTCCCGGTATGCCGATTTCCAAAAATTTGACGCCGAATTTACGGCCCCGGAATTTGCCGACGTGGATATTGCGTATTATTACCACGCCGTCGCCGATTGGTCCGCCCAAAAGGGAAAAAAGATGAAAGATTGGATTGCGACGGCCCGGAACTTTATGCGTGGCGATATGGAAAATGGCAAATTGCACCGGTTGAACCCCGGCGGCGCATTGTCCCCGGATGCAATCGAATATTTGAAAGATATGGCACGATAATATGGAAACAGGCGTAACAATATACAAGCCCAAATCGGCGGTTGTTGTCCGCCGTGAAATGGCCAAGATTCCCGCCGTAATGGATGCGTTGGGACCGGTCGAACGTTCCGTATTCCTTGCGTCCACGGACAAAACCATTGCCGAATACGACGCCAACGAATTGTCCATTGAATTGGCCAAGGCGTTGAAATGGATTGCCAAAGATGTTGGATACCGTGCAACCGATGAATCCGAACGCGGTTATTTGGTCGTCCGCGTTGCCGAAATACTGAAACGGTATTACGATGGGTTGACAATGCGCGATTTCAAAATGGCCTTTGAAATGAGCATTACCGGGGAATTGGACGATTATTTACCCAAGGGCCGGGACGGCCAAGCCGACCGGGGCCATTACCAACAATTCAACGCCGAATACGTGTGCAAGATTCTAAACGCCTACAAAGGCCGCCGGGCGTGGGTATTGAGGAAAGCAAACGAAGCGGTCCCGAAAGAAGAACCCAAGCGCGACCCGGCCAAAGATAGGTATTACCGGAACGAAACCCGGAAAGGATGTATCAACGCGTTCGAATCGTTCAAGGAAAACGGCCGGTTGCCCGAAATGTCGCCAATTGCCGAAATGTTGTATTACGACGAATTGGCCGCCGTGGGCCTTGCGGACAAAATCGAAATTACATTGGCCGATCAAAAAGAAATATGGCAACGGACGATCAACGATTACGCCCGGCGCGGATATATTGGCGACGTTCGCCGGTTAAATGAATCGGGAACAGACGACCCGGAATTGGAACACGGTTCGTTCGTATTGGCCCGGCGCAAGGCGTTAACCGCAACGTTCCGCCGGATGGTTGAACAGGGAATAACAATTACGGATTACATAAAATTCGAATAGAAAGTAACATATTTTTTCGATGGAAAGTAAAATAAACATTGACATTCGGGATAACATCGAACCGGGATTGGCGTTGCGTTTGGTTGCCCGTGTTATTGATGCCGGTAAAATATCAAAGGGCGAAAACGGAAAAATGTATTACTGTTGGTTAACAACCTTTGACACGCCCGACGGCGAAATTGCCGTTTCAACACGTCAATATCGGAAAAACGATTGCTTCATTGTTTGGAAATACGGAAAGAAAAATGGAACAGAAAATTAAAATCAATTGCGTTATTGGCATTGATCCGGGCGCGGGCGGCGGAATCGCCGTGTTTGTTCCCGGCCACAATACAAAGGCGTTGAAGATGCCGAAAGATATTACCGAATTGCGGGATTTCTTCGTGTATTATGCTGAAAATTACAAACCAATTGTGTTTCTTGAAAAATTGTCGGTCCGCCCGGACGACGTGGTTGTACAGGGCGACCGGGCCGCGATGGGAAAGTTGTACCGGGTGCAAAAGATGATGGCCAATTTTGAACACTTGAAAGCCCTAATTGAAACGGCCGGAATCCCGTATGTGTTGGTTCATCCATTGAGTTGGCAAACCAAATTGAAATTGCGTGTTCGTGGCGTTCACGAAGAAAAGGCCGAACGGAAACGCCGGTATAAGGATGCGGCCGCGCAATTGTACCCGGGCGTCAATACGACATTATGGAACGCCGATGCCCTGTTGTTAATGCATTTCGGCCGTTGGGCGTTGGTCAATGAACCGAAATGGGTAAAGGCCAATTTGCCGGAACGGGAATACCAAAAATTGTTTTGAAATGTGCAAGTTGAAAAATGAATGTTTGGGTTGTTGGTTTTGGCACAACGGGAAATGCAATGCCGGGCCGGGCGATTATTGCCGAATATTGAAACAACGTTATTGATATGAGAACAAGCGAATACCAAAAATTGTTCGGTTTGAGGAACAAAGAAACGGGAAAGTTGATATTGTATTATTGGGCTTCATCCCAAAAACACAAAGCGATTTTTTCGACCCGGGAAAAAGCGATGGACGCGGCCCGATGGTTTGATAATGAACCCGAAATTGTTGAATTTACCTAATATGAAACACGTTATTATATCGCTTAATATCCAAGACGAAAACGGCCGTTATATTCCGCTTGAAGCATTAGACGTAATGCAATTAAAAAACGTTCGATTTCGTTTGTTGGTTGAAGCCGGGAAAATCAAACAAGAAATATTCAACAGAACCGGCGAAATACTTGATGATTAAATGGACCGAATCTTTGTTGTTGTAACGCCTGTTTGCCCGCATTACCCCGGCCGCAAGGTAGGTTCGAAAGAGTGTACGCAATGCGACCATTTCCGGGGCGGAATCGTACAAAATTTCGTGGATTGCGCACACGATCGGCCGGAAATAGAACAGAAAACCCCAAAATCGGCACGGAAAGCCGCCAAAATCGCACAACCGGCCAAGAAAAGAGGACGGCCCGCGAAAAAGGCCGTTTCCAAGCCCGTAAAGACACGCAAAAAGAAAAATGGATAAGTTGTACCAAGACGGGACGAAATGCCCGCAAATCGAAAATTTGGAAAAAATAACGCCCGAACAGGCGGCGGAATACGTTCGGTTCGTCGCACACGTCCGGCACACGCAACGCCGGTATTTCACTTTCCGCAAACCGGAAATCTTGGAAGAATCCAAGCGATTGGAAAAAGAGTTGGACGCCCTTAACGCGCAATTGTTGGACCCGACGCCGAAATTGTTTTGAGGATGGAAAAATTAAAACCGTTGACCGTTCCGTTGTTGGCCGTAAACCATTACGGCCCGGAACATCAAAAGCGAAAGGCCGTTGAAGAAATGGGCGAATTGATAACCGCGTTGTCCCGGGAACAGGACGGCCGCGCCACGCCGGAACAGGTAATAACAGAAATCGCCGACGTTCATTTGATGATCCGCCAATTGATGGTCATATACGGGTTGGATGCCTGTTTGAAAGAATACGACCGGAAACAACGCCGGTTGTTGCGCCGGATGGATAAGGAAACCGGCGGCGATTATCGAAAAGAAAAAGACGATGGGAACAAAGGTTGACGCGTATATTGCACGGGACCCGAACGGGATTTGCCGGGTTATGGTCAAGCGGGCCAAATTCAAACATTGGTTCGAATTGGGCCAACACGGGCCGACCGACGCCGCGTTTGAACAGGCATTGGCGGCCGGAACGATCCGATGGAATCCGGCGATTGAGGACAAAACAAGACTTTTTCGCAAAATTTAACGAAAAATGTTTGGAAATATAAAAATTGTCCTTATCTTTGTACCCGGGTTGAGGTTATGACCCAACGGACCGGGCCGGTTCCCGGAACAGAAAAAAGACAACGAAAATGAAAACATTGGCCGAACTCAAAGCGTTTTGCGAAAAAAACAACGTCCGTTACGAATTGAACCCGCGTTATGCAAAGGATGGTTTTTACAACATCATTACCGGCGAATATGAGAAAGTACAAGTTGGTTGGTTCTTTGGAATGAACAATATTGCCGGACGCAAGGGAAAATCCGAATGGAATTGGACGTGGTTTGAATCCATCGGAAGCGAAGCCAACGACGATACGATGTTTTATTTTTCCGAACGTTATTCAATGGTCAACGGAAAATCATATAAGGGTTGGCGCGAAGATATGGCCGCAAACGAAACGATTGAACGCCGGATGGCGGCCCGCGCATAAATAGGAATTGCGCCGTGGTGTAATGGTAACACCCAAGTTTTTGGCACTTGTATTCCCCGTTCGAATCGGGGCGGCGCAACAAAAAGGGCCGCAAGCCCTGTTCTGTTAAAATTCCCGGGCAAGTAAGGCCGCGACGGCACGAAAGCCCAACAAATACCCGTGTGGCGAAATGGTAGCCGCGCAACACTCAAAATGTTGTACCGTAATGGTGTGCCGGTTCGAATCCGGCCACGGGTACGAAAACGGACCGGGCCGATTCCCGGGAACTTAAAACAATGTGTTATGAAAATTATTGAATTTAAGGCTACAACCGGTTACACGGGTTTGTTAATTTCTGTACGTGGAACGTACCCGGAAGAAAATGCACAAAAAGCGTATAAGTTACTTTCCGAAAAGGCGTTTGCGATCTATGAGAAGAAAGTAAAAGCCGATCCCAAAAGGCTTGCCAAATATGAAATGCGTTTTTGCATTTGGGAAAGTGAACCCGGCCAAGACGGACTTTTTCATTGTGTGCGCACAATTTATCGGGATTATGCCTTTGAACGCGGCGATGTTCGAAACAATATCGTGTTAATCAATGAACAAACGTTTAACAAATAAGGCGATACGATTATGTACATTAAAAGATTGGAACTTTTGAATTTCCAAGTTATTGAGAAATTCGAAGCGGATTTTGACGGCGCGGTTTATTTCGTGACCGGCGACA